AAAATAAAAGGGACTGTTTCCGTATTCTCAAATTCACCTGGACAACCCACAGGCTACGGCATTGCTACTGAAGCACTTATACAAAGACTAAAAAGAGATGGCGCAGATGTAGCTGCTATTTCCAACTATGGAAACGAAGGAATCAAGACTCAGTTTGCTACTGAGTATGGTGATGTTCCTGTTTATCCCCGTGGCTCGGATGTTTACTCAAATGATGGCGCTATCTTGGGTCACAAGCATTGGAGAGCGCTAAACAAAAAGCAACCTGATCTTCTTATCACGCTTTACGATGTGTGGGTGTTTCAGGGCAAGGCTTGGGATGGCCTGAATGTAGCTTCGTGGACACCGATTGACCACAGCCCAGTTCCACCAGGCGTAGCCAAGTGGAGCGCAAAGGAAAATGTCACGCCTCTTGCAATGTCAAAATTCGGTCAGAAAGAGCTGCAAGCTAAGGGCATAGATTCCATCTACATTCCGCACTCTATAGATACCAAGGTTTTCAATCGCAGAGAAAAGATTTCGGGTCACTCAATCGAGGATTACATGGGCTTTGGTAAGGAGCGTTTTGTAGTCGGCATGAACGCGGCTAATAAGTCTGGCGGTATTATCCACCGCAAAGCCTTTGGTGAAAACCTTATGGCGTTTTCTATCTTTGTCAAAAAGCACCCAGACGCAATCCTTTACATTCACACAGACCCAGTTAGCGGTCACGGCTGGAACCTGATGGCCCTTGGTGAGATTTTAGGTATTCCAAAAGACAACATGGCCTTTGTAGATCCTGTTAGCTACCGATTCGGTATCAGTCAAGAAGACCTAGCTGGAATCTATAGTGCTTGGGATGTAATGCTTGCCACAAGCTATGGAGAGGGATTTGGTATTCCAACAGTTGAGGCTCAAGCCTGTGGTGTGCCAGTAATTGTTTCTGACTTTGCTGCTTCGGCTGAGTTAGTAGGCGAAGGGTGGACTGTTGGCGGTCAGCCTTTGTACGACAACTCTCAAGGCTCGTTTTTTACCATACCTTCGGTTCCACTAATTGTGCAGGCATTAGAAGAAGCCTACGAAAGAGGAAAAGGAAAGTCCGACAAGGCTATTGAGTTTGCTAAGCAGTACGACCACGATGTCGTGTGGGATAAGTATTGGACACCAGCACTAAAGAAGCTACTTAAGTGATTCCAGCCTTAGGCTTCTGTACGCTGAAGCGCTTTGACCTAGCGGAGAGATTGATGGCTTCTATTGATTATCCAGTAGAGCATCTAGTAATTGTGGACAATTCGGGTACTCAATCTTGGCAACCAAGCAAGCCAGACAAAGTAAAAAACCTGTGGCTAATCAGAGTGCCATTCGGTTTAGGCTTAGTTGGAGCCTGGAACTTGATTGTAAAATCTACACCTTACGCGCCTTACTGGGTGCTGATAAACGATGATGCTTGGTTTGAGAACGGCGCTTTAGAGATTATTGCCAAGGAAGCTGACTCAGAAACACTTTTATTTCCAGACATAACGCCAGATTGGGCATCTATCGTGCTTGGAAGCAAGATTGTAGAAGAAGCTGGGCTTTATGACGAGCGTTTTTACCCCGTTTACTTTGATGATAACGATTATGAGCGCAGAATTAGGCATAAAGGGCTTGAAATCAAGCGAATTGAGGCAAAAATACATCACGAGAACAGCTCTACGCTCAAAAGTGGCTTTGAAAGCAAAAATTCGGTCAGTTTTGGCGCTAATCAGCAACTTTTTGAACAAAAAGTGCTTGAAAATGACTATTCAGAGGGCAACTGGAGTCTAAAAATCAGGAAAAACAACAAATGGGACTAAGAATTTACAATGGCGGAACTTATGATCTGTTTCACTGGGGTCATGTCGAAATGCTACGCAGACTAAAAGAGTTTGCGGGTCAGGATGGGTCCCTAATTGTTGCTATAAACACAGACGAGTTCGTACAAGAGTTCAAGGGTAAAGCGCCTGTTATGACCACTGAGGAAAGAGCAGCAGTTGTTGAAAGTTGCAAGTATGTGGATGAAGTAATTATTAACTATGGCGGACAGGACTCTAAACCAGCAATACTTGAGGCTAGGGCTGACTTTGTAATCACTGGTACAGATTGGTCGGATAAGGACTATAACGCTCAGATGGGTTTTACTAGAGAATGGCTAGAAACCAATGGGGTTGGCTTTGGATTTCTACCTTACACACCAGGCATCAGCTCCACAGGCATCAAAGAGCGTATGCTGTTTAGGCGATAGACTAGAGCTAGATTTAGCAAAGGAACCCAATGGCAATCACCAATGGATATGCGACCCTAGTTCAAGTAAAAGGCGCACTCCGCATCACAGACAACGTAGATGACACTCTACTAGAAATGGCTATTGAGTCTGCCTCAAGACTTATTGACGGCTATACCTATCGGTACTTCTACAACGCAGGGACCGCAACCAGAGACTTTGTTGCATCAGATTCTTACCTAGTAATTATTGACGATTTGATTAGCCTTTCTGAACTAAAGGCAACTGACGAAATTGGAAGCACTTATGTTACTTGGGGAACAGCAGATTACCAGCTACGGCCAGTAAACGGAAAGCAAGATGGACTAACAGTTCCATACACAAGCATCCTTTCCACCGATGACTTGTTATTCAACATACTCGGTGAGCAGGCTCTTGTTCGTGTGACTGGCGTGTGGGGCTGGTCAGCAGTTCCAATCGCTGTGACCCAAGCAACCATCATTCAGGCTTCAAGAATCTACAAGCGCCTTGACTCGCCTCTCGGTGTTGCAGGATTCGGTGATCTTGGAGCTATCCGTGTTGGTCGTGCGCTTGACCCAGATGTAGAGCAGCTAGTTATGCCGTACCGCATTATGAGGACTTTCTCCTAATGCCTTCTATCTCAGACATCCGCGCTGGGATTGCCGCTAACCTTGCGACTATCACTGGTCTTCGCACATCGGCAGAAATCCCTGACAACCCAAACCCACCTGTTGCTATCGTGTCTTTGGATTCCGTCAATTACGATAAGGCATACGCTAACGGTCTTGTGGACTATAACTTTACGGTCACAGTTATTGTTGGAAGGTCAGCCGAAAAATACGCCCAAAGAGCGCTTGACGGCTACATCTCGACAGGGCAAAACTCTATCAAAAATGCGATAGAGTTAGACAAGAGCCTTGGCGGAACAGCCTACGACTGTCGAGTGACTTCATTGAACTCCATTGGTTCAATTCAGTTAAATGACAACACATACCTGGCTGCCGACTTCACGGTCACAGTCATAGCAAACTAGGAGAAATAAATGGCAAAGTTTTTTGCAAAAGACTACAAGATTACAGTCGGCACTACAGTTCTAAGCGATGATGTAGCTTCTGTTACTCTTGACATCACATCAGACGAAGTTGAGACTACAGCTTTCGGAAGCACTTACAGATCACGCATCGGCGGGTTAAAAGACGCTTCTGTATCACTAGACTTCCACCAAGACTTCGGAGCTGGCTCCGTAGACGCTATCCTGTTCCCACTACTCGGTTCAACCGTAGCTGTAAAGATTGCGCCTACTTCTGGCACAATTACAGCCACAAATCCGCAGTACGAATTTACAGCGCTTTGCACACAGTACCAGCCATTCGCAGGGGCAGTCGGCGATTTGGCTACACTAAGCGTGACCTGGCCTGTGTCTGGTGACGTCACCAGAGCAACAGCCTAAGCCTAATAACTGCTAGGATTCAGCTATGAGACTAAACCTACAAGTTGCTTACTCTGCTACACCAGATGAGCTAAAAGAAATCATTTGCAATCCGTCTGACATGGTAAAGCTTGAAACCAAGTTTGACATGTCAATAGCCAGTCTTGAAAACAACATCAAGATTACTCACTTGCTTTTCCTAGCTTGGGCAAGCGAGTCCCGCACTAAAGCAACTACTCTTTCGTTTGAGGAGTGGGTGGACACCGTAGAAAGTGTTAGCCCGTCTGAACAAAAAAAATAGTTGGGCTTGGTGAATCGTCAGCTCATTGGTACATTGCCACATTAGCTGTCGAGACAGGCATTAGCCCTCTTGAGCTTATGAAGCTTGATGAGAGGATGCTCTGGACCATTGGTCGCTATCTTGTATGGCGAGCCACACACCAAGCACCTAAGCGCTGAGAAGAAGCACCCTTCGGGGTGCTTCTTTTTTGTTCGGTAGACTTGGGGTAGACAGGCGGAATAAATGGCATTGAAACTTTACGGCAGCCCTACGGGTGGTGTCCGAGTACATGCTACTGACTACAAGCAAGTCATAAAGCAACTAAAACTTATAGATCCGACTCATGCTAAACAACTAAAAAAGCGCTATCGAGAGATAGGTATTCCAGCACAGAAATCAGTTAGAGATGAGATTTTAACGATTGGTTCAAAGGGTCCAATTACCGATACAAAAAGAAAAAACCGCACCAGCAACGGTATGCTTCACGGTGGTCGTACTGGTTGGGGTACTAACTACGGTTCGACTGGCGGCCCCGTATCTGGAGTGAAAAGGTTTCCTTACCAATCAGTGTTAATACAAACCCTAGAAAAACCTAAAAAAGGTCAAACTGGAATTGTGAGACTTATAGTTCGGTCAGCAGCTACGGTCCTAACAGACTTGGCGCAAAAGTACAGTGGTCGCTCACTTTCTCGGACATACAACATTCGGTTGTTTGGTGGTCCTGAGATTAGCCGCCAGCACCGTATTACCTACTTTTCAGTAGGTAGCTTTATTAGAAAACTTGGACCAATAAAGAAAAAAAGCCTCAAGAACAAGTCGAGAAATGTTTATCCAGGTTTTGACAAGTCCATCCCAGCCGTAAAAATCAAGGCAGAAATGGCTATTAGGGAAGCCGTAAAATTTATAGAAGTAAACATAGACAGGATTAGCAAATGAGCCAAATGTTCTTGAATGTGGTTAGCACATTCAAAGGCGAAGGAATCCAACAAGCTACTAGGCAACTAGGCGCGTTTGGTAAACAAACAAGCTCATTTGGTTCTATTCTTGGCAAGGTTGGTGGGGCCTTAGCCTCATTCGGTGTTGCAACTAAGGCTATTCAATTCGGTAGAGAAGCCATCACATCTGCTCGTGATCTTGAAAGAAACCTTTACGCTCTAAATACGGTTTTTGACGGTCTTGCTCCTGGCATGAACCAGTTTGCTAAGGATGCAGAAAACATTGGTCTAAGCCAATCCAAGGCTGCCAAGGCATCTGTATTTATTGGTTCGGTTCTAAAGCAATCTGGTTTTGCAATGAATGATGTTGCAAAAGAAACCAAGAACCTTGTAACTCTAGGTACTGACCTAGCTGCCCTCTATGGCTACGATGTCCAAGAAGCTTTGCTTGGTATGACTGCGCTATTCCGTGGTGAGTACGACCCGATTGAGAAGTTCGGTGTCGCTATGAAGCAGAGCGAAATTAACTCTGAGCTTGCTGCAAGAGGACAAGACAAGCTTCAGGGCGCTGCTCGCCGTAATGCTGAGCAGACTATTCGGTTGGAGCTTTTGTACCAGAGAGCTGCCGATGCCATGGGAGCATTTACGGGACAAAGCGGGAGCCTTTACACAGAGCAA